TTGGCCCAGTTCGACCAACCACCAGAGTTGCCGGTACGAATCCACATTCGTGGTGGAACGCTACCGTTGCTGCCGTGTTCAACCCACGTTTGTTTGCTGAAACCACTGCCGTCGAAGTACGTCAGTAGCTCGCCCCACTGACCGGCAAATTCCCATCCGGTCGATGTGGTGTTGTCGAAGTAGATCCTCGTCCAACCGGTGGGATACACAGTGATCGCAGAACTTTGGGTAACAGCCGTCGTGGCGAGGTCCTTCAACAGCATCACCGTGGACCATGGAGTCCAGCCACCTCCGCCATCACTGCTATGGGACATCCGCACCCATGCCCGAGGGTTGCCAGTCGCGCCGCCAGTTCTTCCGTAGAAAGTCTGAACGACACGATCGGCATCGATCACGCTGGTGATAGCGGTGCCGTATCCATTATTGCGAGACCAACCAGACGAGTCCGTCAACTCCATCTGCGAGATACCGACAGGATATGCAGACCACGCCGCAGTTTCCGTGAGAGCATTATTCGCAAGAATTTGGACCTTCTTGCCGGGGACCGCAGCGAGACTTGCGGGCGTGACGGCTCGTGTTGCGTCTGTGCCCGCGATGGTTTCTGCATTCGTGGCGAGTTCGACGAGACCCTGCTGTGTGGCGCTTGCGAACGGACCTGCCGGCCCGGTGGTGTCAAACCAGACGGAACCATCGGCGACCGCACCAGGGTCGGTGTCTCCCACGTAGGAGAACACATCGGCCTTGGCGTAGGTCGTCCCTTGGTCCAGCTGAACGCCGGAGACGGCGCCCATGTCGATCGGGGTTCCGTCATGCCGGTTGAGGATCAGATGACCCGCGGAGTTGATGCCGCCCGAAACGATCGATGTGGCCTCGATATCGGCCGTTCGTTCGGAGGTAAACACAGTTACCGTAGCCACGAGGCCACCTTTCTACTTAGATCTGATCGTCCCAAATGCCTCCGATGCGAGGCTTGGGCGAAACGGGTACCCAAGCGCCTCCGATTCGGGCTTTGGGAACTGCAGCAATCCAAACACCGTTCCATAGGACTTTTCGTGTCACGAACGTTGTGGTTTGGAATGCCCAATATGACGCATCGTTGAAGTTCGCGACCAGAGATGTGGTGGAACCATCCCAGACGCCAGACATGAAAACCAGACCGACAGCCGTCTTGGTGAAAGTGCCACCGACGGTACAGTGGCCCATCTCAGTCCAAGTCTGACCGTCCGTTGATTTGTACATGTAGACGAGATTGTCAGAACCCAGATTCCCGATGCCCCACCACGTTCCGTTCGCCCATGATGGACCCACACCAACAGTCGTATCGACTATCACTTGCGTGTTGAACGTCGTGGCACCGCCGGACTGGAACGCGAGATAGGTTCCGTTTGGGCCACCCAGAGCCGAAATATAGTTCCCACTGGCGTCGTGTGCGCCAAGGTAGAATTCGGTGTTCGGAGCTCTGGTCCCCGAGACAGACAGCTTGGCCGCGAGAATTCCATTGGACAGATCGAAGAGCTGATCGCCATCGACCCTTGGGTAATCCGCAACGCACGATAGGTTCAGAGTTCCACCGGACTCGGTCGAACCTGGCCCTTGAACGACAGTCCACTTGGCGAGGTCAAGTGACGCATCATCGAAGTTGTCGATGAGTGTTTGTACGTACGGCACAGAACCTCCTTATCCGTCGCTAATCGTGTAGGTGTTTGGATCGACTTCGACGACAGTCGGCCAGTTGAATTGGAGAAGAACATCGTCGAGCTGAGTGATTGCGTCATCGGGACCAGAGATGGTCGCTGTTCCGTCGCCGTTGTCGGTGACCACGAAGACAAAGAACGCGTCGTACATCGCGAGCAGCTGTTCGAAGGTGGGGAGATATGGTATCTCCTCTTCAGTTCCATAAAGAGCTTCTTCGACAAGCTGAAGGACACTCGGGTCGGTTGTACGCGAGTCGATCTCGAAGTGCGATGTCCTCTGGTAGCCGGGAACCACAGGTGGTTTGGCTTTCACCGTCCAACTGAACGAAGTCGGGTCCACGTTGTCGGTGGCTGTTTCGTGTGATCTGCCCGATGGTTCTGCTAGCGCGTTGTAAACCAGGTGGATTTTGTAGCCGGCATCGGGATTCAGATCGGTGCCGACCATCGTTCGCCAAGAGAATCCGAACTGCTTTCGTCGCTGCTGTCGCAGAGACAAACCGTTACGGATCGATCGGGACCCGTCGCACTCGGCGAATTGTGGAGGGTATGTGAACGCGTTGATCGTTGCGGCGAATTCTTCCCTCGCGGAGGCCAGAAGAATCTTTTCGCCATCGAGGTAGTAGGACTTCGTACCGCCACCGTCGGGTGCCAACTCGACGGATGTCAGGCCGATCCATGGAACTCCCGGTTGTCCAGCGAGGTAGAGAACGCCATGATCGATTCCGGTCTCGAACTCTCGGCTTCCAGGAGTGCCCCACTCAAGCCTTGTCATTTAGGTCCTCCTCTCATCCGCGGGTCCCGTACTTGGCCATGCGTTCGGCGTTGAGCTTCTGACGCTGAGCGATCTGTTCACGCCGACTCATCTTCTTCGGAGGTCTGGTCTTCGCCTCACAAACCCGAAGTAGGGTAAGCAGCTTGTTCAAGTGCCAATGCTCAGCTTCAAGCCAGATGTTGTAATGAATCATCCACTGATAGATGACTTCGGCCGTGATGATCTCTTTACTGGGCCGTTGATTCTCTTCTTCGCGAAACCACGTCGCAGTCATCTTTGCATCGATGTGCCGGCGAATGTCCTCGAAGTTCTCTTTGGAAAGTTTGGCGAAAATTTCCGCGGGAACATTCGGAGTGACGGTCATCAGCATGATGTAGGCAAGCGTTTCTTCCGGAGATTTGTCCGCTCCGAGAAACGGCTTCTCGAAAGATTGCTCCCATTTTGACACGGAGGCCAAGGAATGCTCTAGTTCGAGAACGAACGACTCGCTGATTTCGAACATCTCCGTGTCCTCGTTGAACTCTTCCACCAACGGGACTCGAATCGTAAGCAAACCTTGGCCTCCTTTCTGTCATGTTGGGATCAGATGTCGCCCTTGGCCCAGTCGGTGTCGACGTTGGCCGGGAACTTGTAGCCGACGTTCGGACGTGCCTCGACGATGACGTTCTCGGTGAGGACCTGCGGACCAGCCGCCTGCGCCTCGTCGTTGATGTAGTACGTCACGCCGGTGATGGTCGGAATCGTCAGCGTGTTGGTGCCGGCGTCGTAGGTCGGCTCCGTCGGTGTGGCCGTCAGAGTGGCACTGGTGAACATCGCGATGACTGCCGCCGGAGACGGAAGAGACGGGTCGGTTCCCGCGGTGCCGTAGAGGAAGTCCTTCAGCGTGGCAACCGCTGCCGGGGTTTCCTTGGTGGTGTCGATGGTGATCGTGGCGGACGGCTTGTACTCGATGCTGTTGACTGTGCCGACGTCGACCGGAGTAGTCGTCAGCTCCCACGAGAACGTCGCCGCCTCCGGCGAGTCGTTGACCGTGGTGTACGCCTTCTCGGACGGATTGGCCGTGGCGCCGTAGAGGAGGTGGATCTTCTCGCCGGCGTCCGGGTTGAGGTCGTTGCCGATCTTGGTCACGTAGGACATGCCGAAAGTGGCGCGTCCCTGCTGGCCCAGTGCGACACCGGGGGTCGGAGACGCGGCACCGTCGAGAGCCTGGATGGCTTCGAGCGGGTAAGTGAACGCCTCCACGGTCGCGCCGAACTCCTCGGCGGAACGCAGGCTCGCGTACACGCGGTTGTCCGCGTACTGCTTGTTGACTTCGGCACCCGAAGGCGACTCCGTGACGGAAACCAGACCGTTCCAGGAGTAGCCGTTGTCGTAGGCTCCAGCGTTGTTGACGGTGTAGAAGACGCCCTTCTCGACGCCGTTCTCGTACACCTTCTCGCCGGTCTGGTCCCACTGGAGGACAGACATGTGTTACTTCCCTTCAGAAGTACAAGTTGAAGACGTCGTGATGCAGCCCATTAGCTGCGTAGTTGCGGTCGAACAAACACATGGGCTGCTGGGCGACCTTGTCCGGGATCGGGCTGTCCGGGTCCCGGTCGATCACCGTCACCATGTACCGCTTCGTGTAGGCGTACGGCTTGTTGCCAGCGAACTGAGTATCCGCGTTGCCTCGTTTGTATACGATGCACGGATAGTTCATCTGCACATTGGCCGGAGGCTGGAAATAGACGTTGGGTGTCAACGTCACCAGCAACTCATGGAGTTGGAGGCGCGATCGGCCCATTGTACTTCCCTCCCAGCCTCAAGAGCAGACGGGGACTCTGCACTTCAACCTCTGTGACTTTCCACAGAGTCCCCATCCACTGCACATAGCGAATGGCAAAGAAATTCTCGTTGGCATATGGGTCCGCCACAATGCTGATCATGTTGTTCACCGAGAGATCGTCATTAACACTCTCTCCCGATTGGAGTCTCCGCGTGTTCCGAAGAATATCGCCGACGTATTCACGCTCGATGATTACTTCTTCCCAAACTCCTGGCTTAGTCTCAACAGTTGACGGGCCGTAACCTACCTTTCCAGAGTACTTTGCCATGGCCAGTGGCTATGTCAGGCGGCCGGACGCTTGAACGTCCAGGTGCTGTCCGCGTTGGTCGCGAAGTAGTAGTTCGTGGCCGGGACGGCGACAACGGTCATGGACTCGCCCGCAGCCAGGGCCGGCTGAGCACCCGCGGCCAGGACGGAGTTGTCCGAGGCGTCCTGGTAGATGACGCCCGTCTTGGTCGGAATGGTGACGACGCCGGTGGCCTTGACGAAGGTCGGAGCGGTCGGGCTGACCAGGACGTCGGCCGCGGCGGTCTTGCGGATGACCTGCGCGGACTTGATCTTGGTGAGCGCGCCGGACAGACGCGACTCCATGAGGTACTTGTACTGGTTGTAGTCGATGTCGAAGTCGTCGAACCTGGTGAGCTCGCCGCCCCGGTCGGTGCCGACGGTGTAGTCCGACAGGTTGACCAGGATGCCGACGAGGTCGCCCTCACCCTCCATGGCCTCGACGGCGACGATCGAGTTGACGCGCAGAGCCGCGGCCAGGTCCGCCTCGGAGGAGTACAGCCGGCGGTTGGAGTTGGCCTCGTCCTTGAGCAAGAGCATCTCGGTGAGGTGCTGCTCGGTGGTGAAGAGGGTCGGCCGGCCGGTGCCCTTGTAGAAGCGGCGGGCGCGGAGGAGGGTCTCGACGAACTCGTGGTACGAGGAGCTGGCGTCGTCCAGGTTGACCCAGACGGTCGTCATGTACAGCTCGTGCTCGTTGGTGATCGAGCGGATGCCGTCGCCAGAAGCGGCCGCCATCGGGTCGGCGATGTGGTCCGGGTCCGAGACGTCGCGACCGTCGCCGAAGAGGATCGCGCGTGCGATCTCCTCCTCGATCATGAGCCGGATCTCGCCCCACAGCCAGGCGACGATGTCGAAGTCCGTGACGTCGAGGATGTCGTCGCGGTCGAGCTTCTGCTTCTTGTAGATCGTGGTGGGGCCGGTCTTGCGAGTGGTGACAGAGAACCACTCTTCCTTCTTGTACGAACCGGTGATGTAGCCCTTGGCCCGTGCCTCGTCCTGCGTGATGTCCGCGACGAGAGTCTTGATGCGAGAGAACGGCCGGCGGTCGACGCCGTTGAGGACGCTCGCGACCCACTCGGTCCGGCGCTTGTTCCACTCGGGAGTGGCGGAAATCGCCTTGGCGTCCGGGAACAGGATCTCGATGTTCTCGACGCCGTGCTCCAGCGCGGTCTCTTCGAGAACCGCCTTCAGAGAGCCGGACTTGACGGCCTTCTTGGCGATATCGCGGAACTCGGAGTGGCTGAGGGTCTTCTGGGCCTTGCCGTCCGAACCGGTGCCGGTCGCGGACTGATCGAACACGTTGCGCGTCATAGCGCCGGTTCCTTCCTTGTGGGTGAGGTCGCCCTCGTCGGTCTTGTCGTCGGAGTCGTCGGAGTCGTCGGAGTCGTCGGAGTCGGTGTTGTCATCCGAGTTGTCGTCGGAGTGCTCGACCTTCGAGCTCGCAGCCTCCAGAGCAGCTTCGACAAACGCGTGAACGACGTCCTTGGCCTCGTCATCGAGTTCGTCGTACGCTTCCTGCAACGTCTTGCCCTGATCAGAGCTGTCGTCACCGTCAGCGTGCTGCAACTCGATCGTCTCGCCCGTCTTGATGACGGCTTCGTCCGTCAGCTGAGTGAAGTCGTCCGGGTCGTCACTGTGGGCGATTCGGACGAAGTCGATCACAGCACCGGGGTTGGCGCCGGCCAGCACGAGCGACACCTCACGGATCATTCCGTGAATGACGTTCTTGCCGCCATTGATGGCCTTCTCGACCAGGTTGTTCGCCCAGATCGAGAGCGAGTCGAGGTCCTTGTGCTGAACCTGCGTCTTGGCTGCCTGGCCGCGAGGCGTCTCGTTGAAGAACCCCTTGGCGTACACACCTTCTTCGCGGTGTTCCAGAAGAACGTGACCGAGAACGTTCTCGGGGTCACTCCGGTCATGCATCCAGACCAGCGGGACCTTCATCCCGTCCATGTGCTTGAAGGCATCGGGCAGAATCGTCCGGCCGTCAGAGCACTTGAGGTTGGCCTTAGTGGCCCATCCGCCAAAGTCAGGTACCATTTTGACGGTTCCCTCCTGTCTCTATCAGTTGAGGTGGCGACTCCGACGGAGCCGGTTCGAGTTCGAGTCGTGATCGGGCCGGACCAAGTTGCTTGTCGTCCGGCATGTTCGGGTTGGTCAGCTTGTCCGCGGATGGGTCCTTGGCCGGCTTCCAACCGATTGCTGTTCGGATGTCGTTGCCAGTCGCGATGCGGTTCCGGACAAACTTGTCGCCGATCTCGGCAAGCTGTTCCATGGCGACGAGCTTGAACGGGTTGCGGTACCACTCAACCGAGTGACCCTGAGTCCGAGCAGTCTTCGTCAGGAAGGCCCGACGCATGGCTTCACTGATCGCGTCGAGGATCGGGTCGATGGTGCGGAAGAAGTAATTGTTCATGGCCGCTTCGTCCGCGGTACCGTTCATGACGTCCGGGGTGAGCCCCAGCTGGGTATACAGCTGATCCGTAAAGTACTTGACTTCGTCGAGAAGTTTGTTCTCTACAGCCCGGTTCAGTTGCGTGATCTTCTCGGTTCCATCTGTGTAGGCAATGCCGTACTGACTGCCCTTCAGCTGGAACTCGATGTCCTTCCGGCGCTGTTCGGCTTGCTGCCGGCGAGCCTCAGACTTGATCACGTAAGGCAACTGAATGATCATGTCCAGCTTGCCAGAGCTGTTCGCGTCATCGGTGGTGTCCAGAAGATTCAACTTCCGGATGAGCCGCTGGTATGTCGAGTTCGGCTCGTTCATCACCGTGTAAAGAGGGTTCTCGACAATGGCGACGAAGCGCTTAGGGAGCGTGATCTCTTCCTTCATACCGGACCGCTCGTTGTAGAGCATGACGCGGACGGCCTCAGGGAACCACGCGATGATCTCGCCGACTCGAAGAGACTTGATGTCGAAGCCTCCCGAAGTAGCCGGGTTCACGGAGGTCTCCACCGGAACGATGGCGACTACGCCCTTCTCCAAGACCGTCTGCGCGATGTCTTGCCTGAACTGACGACCTCCCTGGTCCATGTTTGCTTCGACCTTGAGGCAGTCATTCAGTCCACTCTTGATGTCTTCGACATACCGTTCTTCGTCGTCCACTCGGACGTGTCGAATCGGTACTTCGGAAACGTCAATTGCGATTCGCGTTATGAGCGATCCGATGATGGACCGCTCGTTGCCGAGCGACATCCTTTGACGATCAGGCCGGCCACCGTAGTTGAACCCGCCATGGTTCTGATTGCTGGCATATGGGTCCGATGTGAAGGCGTTCCATGCGTGCTGCAGATTCGTCTTCAATCGGGTAAGCAATGCCATGAGTCACCTCCTTTCCTGGCTACTCGAAGGCTTCCTTGTTGAGCTTGTAAGCGACCCAGGCGTCCATCATGGCTGCGACGTTGTCGATCTTGGCATCCTGGCGCTTCTTCAACAGCTTCCGGTTTCCGTTTGTGTCCTCCATGGTGATGGCGTTACCCATGGCGAACATCATGAGCTGCTGATCAAATTTCAAGATGCGTTCTTCACTAAGAGTCTTGAGTTCCCCAAGCGGGACAGACTCAGTCCTCGCCCCCTGAATCACTTTCTCGATGCCGAACGGACCATTCTCTTGCTCCCAACGAGTGACGAACTCCTTGGCGTTGTACGGGTCATAACCAAGTGAGCGCACGTCATAACTCTTGCGCTGAATGTGATCGTCGAGGTCATCATAGACCTCCATCATGTCGAGAATTTCACCTTCCAGAACGTGAAGGCTTCCCTCGGCAATGAACTCCTCGTACTTCTGCCGCATGGCACCTGGGAGTTTGTGGAGCGTGTTCGTTGTTATGTAGCTTCGGGTCTTGATTCCAAACCCACGCGGCAGTGGAAAGAGGAATGTGAACGCACAGAAGTCGTCACCTTGAGAAAGGTCAGCCCCAAGAGCACATGGCATCTGCCAGTACTCGCGCTTACGATGAGGGATCGTCTCTTCGTACGTGAAGAAGTACGTGTAACCCTCCATCGGGATTCCAAAGCGTTTCGCCAGGATGTCATTCCTAGCAGCTGGGGCTTTCTCGGCTCGTTCAACGTCGAGTTGGTAAGTCTCATAGGTGATCGTCTTCCCGAGGTTCGGGTTTGCCTTCAGCCACTTCGATGGATCGGCAACTTCCTCAAGTTCGTCCAGTTTGTAGTGCCAGATCGAAACGTGAGGAGCTTGGTACTCGCCTTTAAGAATGTCAGCGAGTTCCATTTTGATGGTATCGCCCGAACCGTTACGAACAGTTCCTTCGGAGCTGATCGCGACGATCAAGAAGTCATCCAGCTTCGAAGCGCCTTGCTCCACAGCCCCGACGACATCCTCCCGGAGATCGCCAGACAGCCATTCGTCGATCGTCGAAACCTTCGGGCGGAGACCCTGCAGTTTGTTGATCGACATCGGTCTTACTTCGAGCAGAGAGCCAGTCAGAAAGTTCTCGACACCCTTCTTGGTCGAAGCCAGCTTCACACGATTCGCCTTTGAGCCGGTCGTGTTCTGCATTGACCCCTCGGTTAGGAACTTGAACAAAGGGCCTCGGCTGCGGATGATCGCTGTTCGGAATGGCGACATCACCTCATCGGCTTGCTTCATCGTCGGCGCCGTGGTGATCTGATGCGTCGTCGATGTATCAATGTTGAGGAAGTACGCTTGGATGCATTGTGCGTACATTGACTTGGCCGCACCGCGGGCGACGATCAGGTACTGTTTCGTCGTCAGTCTCTTCTTGACGACCTTATCGACGTAATGCCCTTCGCCTCCGTCTTCACCCGGTTCGTAGACCGAGCGATTGACGAAGTAGTACCAGCCGAAGATCTGTTCCGCCCACAACTTGAACGTCGGTAGCAGGTGGAGATCGCTACCGTCGGTGAGCGTGAGTTCCTTCTCGCAGTAGAGGATGAAACCCTCAACTGCAGCGTCGTCGTAGTAGATGTTCGGGTTGGCGATGAGCGCGTCGATACGGTTCATCTCCATGGAGACTTCCCGGTTGACCGGAATTTCCCCGCGGATTACCGCGTCACGGAACTGTCCGTAATAGATCGGAACAGCCGTGTTTGACATGACCACTACTAACCCTCCCTTCTACTAACCACGTCCGGCGAGGGCCTTGGCGACCTGTTTGCCGACGAACTTGGCGGCTTCTTGCTTGCCGACCTGGAGAAGAGTGTCCTTGATGAACTTGGTGGTCTCATCCTTGGCTGTGGGGTTGCTCTTCTTGTAGCGCTTCTCCAGATCCATGCGCTCCAAGTAGGTCTTGAGTTCGTCATTCGTGAGGGATTTGATCCCGCCGGCCTTGACCTTCTGCTTGGCGGCCTTGGCAGTGTCGTGATCGGACGACGGAGATGGCTGGCCCGAAGGATTGGCCCGACGAACACCCCATCGCATCCCCTTGATCCCGTAGTGAGCGAGAATATCGTCAGGGCGCTGAGAATGCTTAAGGCTGAGTTCCATGTTCGTCAATCCTCCCCAAATGGGGTCATCCTCCTTCAACTCCGGAGGAGTGTAGACCTCCTTGAAGCCCTTCTTCTCGTAGATATGGCGAGCATCCGGGGCGTTACCCGGAACCTCCAGAGTGACCTTCTTGAGTCCCTGTTCACGCGCGAGGGATATGGCAGAGTCCATGGCGGCGGAAGCGTATCCGTTACCGCGGGCGCTGTCTTTGACGCCGACCCAGACCACGTTCAAAGACGTTGGAGACTCCCGATAGAGGGACATCTCGCCGATGGCTTTGCCCTGCTTGTCCTTGATCGTGAAATTGGAGCTGTTGTTGGCTCGTTCTCGCATGTTCTTACTCACACGAGATATGAGCTTCACGAGTCCGGGGGTCGGGTCGCCTTGAAGCGTCAGAGTGTCGCCGTTCTTCAACGTGACAGAACGACTCTCAGTCTTCTGCTTGATCTGGGGCTTCGACGATTTATTGTCAGATCGTCTAACACCCCACTTCATGCCTTTGACCCCGTAGTGGGCGAGAATATCGTCCGGATTGGCTACGCGGCCGGCAGGGAGGGATCGGTCCATGAACTCCCCTCTCGGGTCACGTTGAGGCGCCACTCCATCTTCTGAATTTGCTCGTCGAATGACTCGACCAGATAGCCGGTAGTTGGTGGATCGAACATGAGCCGCACGCGAAAATACACGTAAGACTTGACCGAACTCCAACGAGGATCATCGCCGAAAAAGGTGTTCCACGTGGGAGCATCATCTTCGATCATGAACCCGCCGACGGGGCCAACCCCCAATTGTTCGAGATCAGCAAACACCGTGTTGATGTGCATCAAGAGGACATCATCGAATACCGTCAGCGACGGATCGACACCACACATCTTCTTGACGCTGTTGAGGATGCTTTGCTCCACGCGGGGCACCTCCCTTCAGATGTACTACTAGAGGCGGCGGTTGACTTCCTTCTGAACCGCCTTGGCGTTGTAACCCGCGCGCGTGAGCCTCTGGACACGGACCTCACCGTCGCCCCACTCGCCCCGCATGACCTCGGCGGCCAGCACGTTGACGGACTTCTTGGTGTGGTTGTTGCCCAACAGGAGGCGGTTGACTTCCTTCTGGACGATGCTCGCGTTGTAGCCAGCCTTCGTCAGACGGGTCACGCGGTCGGTGCCCATGCCCCATGTACCGTCGATGACCTCGGCGGCGAGTTGAGCGACTGTCTTCCTCTTCGAGGAAGCATGATCCTTGTCGAGCAGGATGTTGACGAGCCGCTGGATCTCGTTGGGGTTGTAGCCGGCGCCGTACAGCTTCTGCGTGCGAGTGTGACCGTTTCCCCACGCACCGGCGAGGACCTCCCGAGCGACTTCCTCGTTGGTCTTGTGCTTCTTCGGAGGCGGATCGACCGGAGTGGACTCCGAACCGGGGGCCTTGTAGGTGCCGGTGAAGAACAGCGCGTGGACATGGTCGTAGTGATTCGCCGTGGTGTTTCCACGGTCGGCCATCTTGCGCCGAACACCGGGCTGAGTGACGGTAGAGGTGATGTGCTGTTCCCAGATCACATGCTGGAGACCGAGACGGGCCCGGTTCTTCCAAATGTAGTTCCGGACCCAGTCGCCAGCAGCCTCGTTGCGGACCATGAAGTCCAGAGCGCGGCCGCTGTGATGTTCGGTGTTGCTCGCGTTGCCGTCGTAGCCCCACATGAACCAGATGTCATGTCCGGCCTTCTTGGCCGCGTCGAATATCTCCTTGGACTTCGACTTGGTCGGTCCGGAAACCTTCCCGAGCTTGGAGCTGACGTAGCTGTAGTCACTCATTCGGGCTTGACCTCCTTGGCGTTGGTCTCCTCGGCCTCGTAGTCGGCGTCAGTCTCCTTGAGACTGAGCGGGTTGCCGGCGGCGTCATCGTTCGTCTCGTTCTCGGGGAGCGGCGGACAAGGGCCGCCCTCAGGGGGCTTCTGTTCGGGCATGGTTCCTCCAGTTACCAGAGCTTTGTATCGCCAGGTTCTCTAGCGATAACGAGTCGGGGCAGCAGATTCTCATCGCCGTAATGAATGGCGTTGTGCGTCTGATGTGTGACAGTGATCAAGAAGCGCGGATCAAGGATGTCGGGATTCGCAGACTCGATGTCGTCGACGGTCATCGGGTTCATATGGTGGATATAGAGACCGGAATGAATGTCGTATCCTTCGATCCCCAGATCACAACTCAAATCCCGGACAATAACCTCATGCCGAACGGCCCTCCATTCGCGGGAGGTATAGAACTTTTGATTGATCCACCGGTCGGCGCCGAATGTGGCTTCACCAACCTGACCACGAAGCTTTAGGTACTTAAATCGTTCTTCGAATGTCA